AGTGTCTCGGGCAATGCAGCAAAGTCTGGAGCAACAACTGCACATCTAGCAGACATTGCTTCCATTGCTGCTATACACGATGTCTCTGGCCAGATAGAAGGAAATGCGAAAATATGTGCTTTCTTCAGTGCTTCTCGAACTACCTCGTTTGGTTGATAGCCGTGGTAATTTATTTTTGGATGCTCTCTGCATTGTTCGAATAAATGTTCGTAGTCTGCATCTCGTTGACCCCAACCATAGATGTCGAAACTCGAATAAACATCTAAAGTAAGATTGTCATGGTGCTTACATAATTCAATAAACACAGGAACTAGAATATCTAAGCCACGGTGTGGTGTTGTGTGGTAGATTAAATTGATTTCATCGGACGCTAAAGGCTTAGTGTGCTGTTCGATTGGTTCAATACAGTTCTTTAAGATTACATACTCGCTGGGCTTAAGTCCATAGGCGAGCTCATACTGAGTCTTTTGAAAGTTGGATACGAACACCAGCTTTTTGAATCTCTTGCGACTGTCCTCATCAGCAAGATGCTGTGACTCTGGATCATTAAACATATCGTGCAGCCATAAGATAGCAGGTCGGTCATTATCAACGTCTCGCACACGACTACAAATAATTTGTACTTTGTCCCTGATCTCCGGATCCAGACGATCATAAAGACCGTGCTTCATCATCTCGGTGCCACCCATAGCATTCTTGGATAGCTCATCGGTAGTCACACCACCAAAAGAAAACTCGTCTCCCTCTGGCTCCATGTCAGGTGTATCGTCAATAATTTTTAATTTAGTACTCATTTTCGCTCCAGATATTCAACTAGCTCTTTGTATCCACCAACGTAGATGTTATCGTCCATTATCTGTGGAACTGATTTAGCACCAGGTACTAACTCTTTAAGTTGCTCTACTGTAATGTCCACATCAAGCATCAGCTCATTATACTCAATACCTTTTAACTCTAAAATAGACTTAGATGTTTCACACCACTTACAACCTGGTCGTGAATAGATAGTGATCATTGCTTAAACCCCACACTTTCTCTAACAATATCATCCCCGATAAGCTCAGCATAGTAAAGCTCAAATGCTATGCAATCTTCCAGGACCTCAAACTGATGGAAGACACCTGGCGGTACAATACAGTAGTCACCGGTCTCTAAGATAGTCTCGTCGACGAGGTCGTATCGGTTTTGCCATTCTCGAATTAACAACTTACCGGACTCTACAAAGAAACCATTGGTCTTACTTTGGTGCGCGTGTTTACTACACACTCCACCTTTCTTAGCCTCGATACGATGAAACTCTAACACGCCAGGTACCAGAGCTACCAGTTTAGTTTCACCCCACACCTTACCCTGCTTCATTCCCAGTTCTCCGATTCCCACATTTGTATCACATCCGAGAATCCAATCTGCAAAGGACTGTACTCGTTGAGAACGTCGTTTCTAAAATGCTCGAGCTCATTAATTTGATCTCTAGTAAGCTCTTCAATTGAATCTACTGCGTAATGTTCTGTTACTTGTTCGAACACCAACTCGTTTATAATACGTTCTAAGTACTCTTCTGACTTGTGAATACGATTCCATTCAAATGCCATCTATTTCCTCCAGCACATCATCGTTTATCATATAAGGTTTTATAGCAGCCATTGCGTCTTTGCAATGATTACATGGTACTTGACTGCCACATGGTTTGTCTCCTACAAAGTAATACGTTTGCTCTCGTCCAACATAACCAGTTTGATCTGGATGAATAACTCCACCGTATATTACAAAGGCTGGCTTGTTTATTGCTGCAGCAAAGTGATGTACTCCGCCTTCGCTTGTAACAATAGCCTTGCTCAAGGACATTATAGCAAATGCAACTCGAACATCATCTTCCAATATATTCGTTGCATTGTCAAGCATTTTTTGGTTGTATTTAACATGACCTGAAACATCTTGTACAGAAGCAGCGGGTTTAATTCTAACTACGTTTATTCGTTTACTGAGTAGACTAGTAAGCTGTTGCCAGTTTTTAAAGCCCCAGTCCTTGTTAGTAGATAGGGTTGTATTTTTAGTATCCGGATTTACAACTACAAAGGGCTTACCGTTTAGGTTGTGCTCTTTTAGTATTGCAATAGCTCTTTTGTGTTCTTCGTTTGTAATTATATAAGGAGCCGGCTTTGGTTGATAGTTTTTGTAGATAATCTTACCTGGGCCCCAACCATTAATATACCACCTGTTTCCACCAGGCTTTCTAGGTACTTCTAGCTTTTTCTTAGGACCACTATAGTCTGGAGCAACTACCCAGTCATGACCAATCCACATTGGACTGTACTCTCGTCCATCGTGAATTACAACATCAGGATTTTGTTTATGGACTTCAGCAGCTTCTCCTAGCCACATCATGTCATCACCTAGACCCATTCTTTCTCACCCAAACATTATTACTTGTTAGTTGATAAGCTCCAATGAACTCGTGCTTATCCCATTTCCAGTTTTCAATTATTGATAGCAAATAATTGTCACCAGTCCAATACAGATAGTAGGTCGTGCCTACTTTAGGAACAAAATTGTAGTGCGCATTGTACACCATTTGTGTGTCGTTAGCTAGCTTTACTAACCTTTGATACTTGTCATTAAGTTGATCAATCTCACTCTTAAAATACTTCTCAGCGTTACGTCCTCGATCGTCTTTAAACTCTTGAACCTTAGGAAGTTCAATTGGAGGAGCTGATGGTACAGTACCATACGGTAGCAAAGCTGTATTGCCTACAGTGCTCATACATCATACAAAACTTTAGGTGACCTGTAGTTGCCCCATTCAATATCTCTAGCAAACACTTCTTCGACATAGCTAACGGTCTCGGTAGTATGATAATGATCATAACTATCAATTGGTTTGTTGCTAGTATGTTTAACTGGTAACGACCCTTCCATTGTTTCCGTATTACTAACTTCTTTTAACCACTTTGTGTTTAGTTTGCTCTGACATATAATCTGTGGATTAACGCAGCTATCAAACCATTCCATTTGAGGTTTGGTTGTAATATATTTGTCAGCTCTATGTTGAGTGTTTAGAAGCCAGTACTCAAATCCTCTATTAAGTACTTTCTGATCAGCATCTGTATTGTACTTTGGCTTTCGTAGTCTATGCAAGTACATTGATACCATTCTTTGGAAAGGGTTACGAACTACACCAAATACAGTAAAGTCTTTGAAATCGTGAACGCCACCATAAATGTCCATTAACGTATTGATGGTAGTACTATAATAATAGTGGTTATCGTCCCACCCAGTACGTCTAAACCCAAGTTCGTCTCGCAAGTCTTGAACTTGTTGTAAATCTTTAGTACGTTTAAGATAGTCGAGCATTGCAACCCCACCAGTCTTAGGTACATGAATAAAGATAAACTTTTTTGTTAAAGAAAAATGACTCATTAGTTTGCCACGAATAGAAAGTCACCATCATGTAGATGATGAAGGTTATGGACAGCATCGATTGCTTGAGCTACATCAGTAAAACCGGCTTCACCGCACTCAACCATTTTAGTTTGTTCACAATCATAGTACAGTATACGGTAGTCTCGGTCAACAAAGAACTCAAAGATTGTTTCGCTACTAAAACCAATCTTATCACACCATGGTTGGTACACTTCAACCATCATAGTAGGACGATCTCTTTCAATTAGTTTTGTAGCTCCTTTGAGTACATCCAACTCGTATCCTTCCACATCAACCTTAATGAATCCAACGTTAACATGGTTTTCATTGTCTAACGCTACACCTGGTACCTTAACCGCTTCACTTTCAACTAAAGGCATTTGACTAGTCATTGACAATCGGTTGACGTCGACAAACAACTCTACGTCTTTATTTTTATCTGTCACGGCTTTATTGACTAACGTGACGTTGTCTATACCTTTGAGATTTGATTGGAGTATCTTAAACAACTCTGGCACAGGTTCGTACGTAACCACGTTGTTGTACTTTGCATGAAAATATGTTTGGTAACCACTGTTACCACCAACATCTATAGTTAGTCTATCGGGAGTAATATAGTCTGGAAGTACTCTAAGGATAGAGCTGGTTAGCAGCTTATCATAAAGTCCGGTTCTCCACTTACGTCTATCAAGCACTTGTTGTGATAACATCATTACCTCATTATAATTTGGAGATTAACTCTTTCACCTTCGTCGCACAATCCACCTCTATGAATTGTCTGAGCTGGGTCAAACAAGATGCAATCTGCTTCTTCGCTTGTATACTTATGCATGTTGTTTAGCAGTATGTTTGAGTTGTCGCTTCCATCTTCAAAGTATCTTCCCATAATTACATTCTTAGTCATTACGTCTGGAAAGATCGACATGGCCTTCCTATGATCAGGTGAGCTAAGATAGTTACCAACGCTGTTACCACATGCAATGATTCTTTCGAACTCAGGATGATACCATCTATTTGATTTTGGAACGGTGGTAAACGGACCGTTAGTTTCTGTCACTTCGTTTAAGTAAACAATAGCCTTCATTACATTAAACTTTGGATCCATGTGAAAAGAGATGGTTTTAGGATTGCCTGGAACATCATTCAGGGTTTGATAGTGGTGGCTATCGTTTGGTCTGGCTACATGAAGTGCTACTGTGTCTAGTTTTAAGTTTGCCTTTGTTTGGTTGTACTTCGATACAGCATCAAACACGCCATGCATTTTAAATAGTTTGTCTACTAAGACAAACGCCTGGTGGTTTTGATCGAGGACTTTCATACGATCATAGGCATCAAACTTAGTTGGAGACGTTCTCCTATCAGGCTGGCCTCGTAACTTTTGTATATCGCTATTACATGCAACGATCAGTTTGTACATCTCATCTGGGTTAATTTTAAAACCAACACACCCATCTAGATTAAATTGATTGTACAAATCAGAGTCGGGTAGATCAGTGCGGTCTACTTGCTTATTGCAAGAGTCAAAATAGATAGCAGCTGTCTTTTTAATTCTGTTGCCTTGTGCTTTAACTATTTCTAGCTGGTTTGGAGTAAGAGATACTTGCAACAGGATTTGTTTAACCAACTTATCATACGCGATATTAAACTCAGTTGACCTATATGAATAGAATGCATTTTCTAGTGGCATAATATTGATGTCACCAGGAAACAGTGACTCGGTCAAACCTAAGTCACTTAGCTGTGGAAGTAAAAGACCATGGTCTCTGTTAAGGTTTGATAGTATCATTTAGAAATACTAAGCCTCTCATTTGCACGAACCTCTTCAATGGACTTTTCTTTTTAAGGTTCATAGTAGATGAGTTACGGAGCTCAGTAGTAAGCACCAGATCATGTGTGAAACCATACTGCTTGAACTTTTCGATCCAATACGGTTCTTCTTGCAGATTAACGTGATGGTGGCCAGGAGTGCCAGGAGGTGCGTATGTTACAACAATTACCTTACAAGCCTTAAACGAAGGCATGTAGTTGTCCATATACTTTTCGTAGACGTGCTCTACAAACTCTACCGACCAACCAATGTCGAACTTTTCGTCGGGGTAGAAAGGCTCTATTGAGAAGTCGTGCTTATGTACACGATCTTTAACAACTGATGGGTCTCCATCGATACCTTGTGCGTTGAGGCCTTTTGACAAAGCAATGTCTATCATACCTCCTGGACCACAACCAATATCTAAAAAAGACTTTGGCTGGAAAGTTTTAATTAACCAAGCCAAAGCTCCTTCGTCGATGTTGGTGCGATTAAGATGTCCACCTAAGTGATCACTCATAACAGTTCTCTCAGTTGCCTCCAAGGCAATCCATTTTCTATTTCACTGACATGCCATTGGCAATGTGCTAAATTATATAGCCATTGGTCGCGAGGCGGGCATTCTGGGTTGTCTATACCATCTACAGTATGAGGAGCTATGTCGTAAGCAAAGCTACCTGGATTCATTGCAATGGTTGGACATCCATTGAGCAAACTATCTACTGCAAGTCCGCTTGTATATGTTACGGTGCATCTCGCTTCTCTTAAAGTTGGTACTAGATTTTCAGCGGTACCCATTTGGAAAGATACGTTAAGAAGGTTCTTTACCACCTCTAATGGTTCGACATCCCAATTACGTTGCAACTGAGGTAATCTTACTACAATTGGTTTGTCAGTCTGAGTACGAATAGCCAGACAAGTATCACGACACCACTTCTCAATACTTGCTCCTCTCAAACTTGCATCCTGTGGAAGCTGAAGTGCAACTACGATGTTCTGATTACCATTGAGGTGGTATGTAGGTAGTTGGATACCAAAGTGCTTGCGTAGGATATCCCACCGTTTAGAACAATGGTTGTTACCGTTGTGGAATGTACCAGTGTCAGCTAGGAAGCCACCAATCCCAATCCTATACCAATCATCATCCATCACATCCTTTACAGGACCACGCCCAATAATTGGTGTCTCGAGAACAATAAACTTCTTTGCTTTACTGACAATGTTACGTTTGACCCTGTGATGAGTCATGTCACGGTCTTTCCATGATCCAAAGATCACAGCAACATCACAATCGTAGTACTCTTCGTCATACGATAGGAACGCATCATCACCACTATCAATTACACCAGTAGCAAACTTCATTAATGTCTGTTCAAACCTTGGGTGGTTTGCAGACTTACCATAGATAGTAACTTTCATCGACCAATAATATTATATTTTACTTTATTCTCTTGTAGTTCTTGCTTCAGTGCTTTGTAGTCAAACCCAAAGTTGGATGCATACGAAGCGTAGGTCTGAAACTCTTTTACAACATCCTCTCTCGGATGCTCCTTAGGCTGACCGGTGAACCAACCAGGACGCCATGGCTGTGTAGCCATGTTAGTAAAGTGAAGTTGGTAGATATCGCTTAACCGATAGTTCTCTCCATCAAGTACATTCCACTTTGGATCCAAGTCATGTACTAAATCGGAGTTACCAGAAAACTTACGAATGAACCTGTGATGGGTTTCAGCAATGTTCTTCATTCGGTTTAGTGGTAATGCATACTGTTCAAATGCAGCACAGTCAAACACCATCACACAAAACTCGTGACCGCCAAAACGATTACCTCGTCTAGCTGCTATTGGTTTACCTTCCATGTCGATCTCTATAAGATCAGCCATGTCGCGATAGTTAATCATATCACAGTCTGTGTAGATTGCTCTACCTTTAAACTCACAATACTCTGGAATGGCCCATCTAAAACCAGAGAAGGGTGTAGACCACATTGGTGTATTCCATCCACCCCACCAGCTATCTGTATCGTTTGTTTGTCGCATCCAAACAATATCAAGCTCACGAGTACAGTTCTGTCTTAAGCTGTACTCATAAGCACATTCAATTTCAGCATCCTCTCCGTTAGACGAAGACCCAATAAAAATCCTTACATCATCATCCATAAGTCACCTCAATGTACGGTTGGCGATTCAAACTCCATAAGAGAAAAGGGTTCAATTAAATCATGATTGGTTGTAATGTATTCCATCATTTGCATGTAATCATTATCGTCTAGCGCTGTACGATACAACCTCATTGCCAAACCAATCATAGTACCAGCTACTGCAATGCTACTATGCGTTGTACACTTTTCCATGACCATACTAAACATTTCCTGGTATAGCTCCATGGTTTGTTCTTCGAGCTGTTCGTTAGAATATTCTGACATGCTACTCTCCGAATTTGTAGTTAAAGAATTCAATTTCTTTCTTATACATTGCCGATACTTTATCTATAAGGCGTTGATCAGTGTACATTTCAGTATAGTGTTTTTTACGAAAGCCAGACTTCTTCCTGGTACCTGTAATCATCTCCTTGGTCAAAGGTAACCCAAACTTATCATTAAACAATGATACCAACGAGTCAGCTAACTCACTGTACTGGATTACCTGATCGACCTGCAGACCACTATCATCAGCATACAGTGCCCAATCCATAGGGGCAGCATACCATGAACCAAGCATATTGTCCACAAAATAATCAAAAGGAACGCCTTTGAAATCTGGTTCTCTCTCCGTCTTCCAAAAGTACTCGCTAACTGCTTTCTCCCATGGATTGCGTTCAACCGTAAAGGTGTGGTAACTAGACCACGTGTCACGTCCAACTAGATCCTGAATCATGTGCCATGGCTTATGACCATCTGGCTGATTAGGAAGTTTGGGACCGATACCTATACGTGGTGTGCCATCAATCTTAGATCCAGTACAAACATCTTGATTAACATCAAAGAAGTTGTCTACAATAACACTTTCTATTGTAGATCCTGCTGTCTTTTTGGTCTTTACAAATATGAACTTGTTACTGTGCGAGACTAGCATTCTTAATATGATCCCATGCTGTACCATTCTTTATCTCATCATACGTCCATTGACAGTATGCGAGGTCATTTAACCACTGTTGCCTATCTGGCATCTTATGTACTTTATCAATTTCAGAAAGATGATGTGCTGCTATTGGTGTTGCCATTGATCCCGGTGACATTGGATAGACTGGTACTCCGTAACATGCTGCCTCTGTTAATGCATTGGACGTCCAACCAACTACAGCATGCGCATCATCCAGATCTTTTTGAAGATACTTACCACCATTAAGACCTTCCGAGCCTTGGTTTTTGGACCAATAAACATCGGGAAACATCTCTATAATCTCTGGCACCATATGAGCATCAAAGAAGTTTGAGTACATTCCGTGCTTTGGATGAGGACGAATTACAATTGGTAGGTCAGTAGCTTGTCTAATAAGAGTAATGCAGTTGTGCAACCACTTAAAGTAAGATCCATACATTTGGATCATTCGGATAAGGCTAGTATCAATAACATGCTGAAGTACAACCAAGATATACTCGCCCTTCTTGTCACGCCATGGCTTAATCTCTATGTCGTGTTCTTTCTGAATGCGATTCCATCTGTCTGGTCTATTACCCATTGGACCAAATTCGGCTTCGTTCCATAAAAAGCTGTTCCACGAAAACCTAAAATACTTTTTATAGAAATCATCATTTACATTTTGTCTGAATACAGCAGACTCAAATACAATAGATGGTTTCAGCGAACGGTTTATATAATTGTAGAAAGGTTCACGGAAAGGTTCTTTAACATGATATGGGTGCTGTATGTTGATTTGCACGTACGCATCAGCATCTTGATGAAATTCCATATCACCAAAAGGAACTTCTACAAAGGGCTCGCACTGTGGAGTCGGATGTTTGTACATCTTCTTCCAATCACTAAAGAACACAATCTTATTCATAAATGCTTACTGTGGATCTTACAACCAATGAACTCGTTGTAGTAATCATCCCTCAAAAGTACGTCAAAGTCAAACTGTAATTTGGCCTCGTAATACGTACACTCACCTTTAGTCTTACACAAGCGAAGAATATCTCTTTGGAAGTTATCTTCTCCGTGCTGTTCAACTAACAACTTTACCTCTTCGCTAGAGCCAAAGTACTTCATCCAATCCGATTCTTTCTTTACCGTACGCTTACGTTTCTTTCCTTTAAGCGGAGGTAGTTTCTTAGTAGACCAGAACCACTTCTTTCCAATATATTTTTTTCCATTCTGTAAATTAGTTATCTGGTATACGAACCCGATATTGTCACCTATCATATCAGATGTAAATGGCTGGCCCTGGTAGGTCCAGCTTGACATTTAATCTTCCTCGAAATCTAACTCTTCTAAATCATCTTCAACATAAAACTGATCAAGCTGCGTACCGCAGAAAGGACAAAACGTTGGGTCCTCTGTACCTATACCAAACTGATCATCATCATAACTTACACTATACTCTGCTCCACAGTTACCACATTCAGAGCTAGTAGTTATTTTACTCATAGAGACATTCCCGCAAATGTGTTTTCGTTGACGTCTTTTTTGACTCCACCAACAACATACGATGTGATCTCAGTCTCCTGTGGTGCTACTTGTACTTCACTGCCACTTATCCACTTCTGCGTCCACGGTAATGGATTAGCTTGCTCAACCTTGTATGGAGACTTGTATCCGATAGCATGCATTCTCTTGCTAGCTATCCACTCAACATAGTCTCCAAGTAGTTGTGCATTCAAGCCAATCATTGATCCGTCTTTAAACAAATACTCAGCCCATTTCTTTTCTTGTTGTACGACACTATCGAATAGATCAATTACTTGTTGTTCGCTTTGTTCTCTTATCGCTGCAAACTCCTTGTCGTCTCTCGCAAGGAGCTTTAGCATCTGTTGTGTTGATGCTAGGTGTACATTCTCATCCCTAGCAATAAACTTAATAATCTTTGCGTTACCTTCCATCTTCTTCAGCTCAGCAAATGCCCAGCTACAAGCAAACGAAACATAGAAACGAATACCTTCTAGTGCATTGACTGCATTGAGAGCCATCCAAAGGTTTTGTTTGTTTGGCTGCTTAATCACTAGATCGTAGTACTTGCTGATGTCCTTTGCACAGTCAACAATCTCTTGTATGTCAAGTAGATTATCGAACACTTCGCTTGGGTTACTGTAAATGTTTCGAATAATGTGGGTGTAGGAGCGAGAGTGAATAGTCTCACTAAACGTCCAGGTGACCAGCCAGTTCTCCAACTCAGGTAGTGAGCAGATTGGCATAAAAGCCTCAGATGGAGCTCTACCCTGCACACTATCGAGAAGGATTTGTCTCTTTAAATTAGACGTAAAGATATGTTGCTCGTGCTCGGACAAGCTACGAAAGTCTTTGCTGTCTCTACCAATATCTACTTCCTCTGGTCTCCAAAAAAAGCCAAGTTGTTTCTCTGTAAGTGTGTCAAATGTTTTGTATCTTAGATTCTCATAACGAGCAATGTTAACTGGTGCACCAAAAAACATTGGTTGGCTGACATTGTCAACCTTTTTAGTATCAAAAACAGATCGCATTGTTGCTCCTAAATCTTGCAGCTCTCGCAGTCATCTTCTTCTGGTAGAGGCTGCCCTTCGTATGAGTGTGCTGGTGGTTCCATTTCATCGGTCGCACCATCGTATGTGTTAAAGTAGTAAAGTTGCTTACCACCATACTTGTAAAACATTACAAGGTGTCTTAACATCTCACTCAACGGAATCTTCTCCTCATCATAGTGCTGAGGATTATACGATGTGTTAACAGATATGCCCTGATCGATATACTTTTGCAGTACAGCCATAATCTTTAAGTATCCTTCTGGAGACTTTTGATCCCACAGAAGCTCGTACTTATTCTTTAGTCGTCGATACTCTGGTACTACTTGCTTGAGAATGCCATCCTTTGATTGCTTGATTGATACGAAGCTTCGAGGTGGCTCAATTCCGTTGGTAGCGTTACTTATCTGACTTGAAGTTTCAGAAGGCATCAAAGCCATAAGCGTACTGTTACGAATTCCAGTTTCTTGTAACTGATGAACCAATGATGGCCAATCCATCCTATCCTTAGGTGATACTAACTCGTCAACTTCACTCTTGTAGGTCATGTGAGGTGTTGTGCCTTGGCCATACTTTGTTTCATTGTTCTTGGGACAGGCACCTTTCTCTACAGCCAAGTCTGCTGACGCTTTGATAAGGTAGTACGACCATGCTTCTGCCCACTCATCAATAAGCTCTAAGTTTGGATCAGAATAGTTGGTGTCATGCTTAGCTAACCAATATGCGAAGTTAATGATACCAACACCAAGTGGTCGACGATTCATTGTAGATCGCTCAGCTGCTCCCACTGGGTACTCTTGATAGTCTAGCAGAGCATCCAAAGCACGTACTGCAATCAAGGCTGGCTTCTCAAAGTCAGCTGGTGTCTTAATGTTACCCCAGTTAATAGCAGCAAGTGTGCAAAGACTAATCTCACCATCAGGATCATCGTCGCTATGTAATGGTTTAGTTGGCAGATCAATCTCACAGCAAAGGTTGGACTGACGAATAGGTGCCAGTTCTGGAACAAATGCTCCGTGACTATTAGCGTGGTCTACGTTCATCAAGTAGATGCGACCAGTGTCCTTTCTCTCTTGTAGGAACGCAGAGAACAGATCAATAGCTGGAATAGTCTTCTTGGTTAGCTTTGTTGCTCGCTCAGCTTTCTCATATAGTTCTTTGAACTTTTCGTTGTCTGTAAAGAACGCATCATACATCTCCGGTACTTCATTTGGTGAAAACAAAGTAATATCACCACCTTGCATCAGGCGCTCGTACATCAACTTGTTGAATTGAACACCATAGTCAAGATGACGTACTCGATTATCTTCTGTACCTTTGTTGTTCTTTAGAACCAGCAAATCTTCTATTTCGAGATGCCAGATCGGATAGTATAGAGTAGCTGCGCCACCTCGTACACCGCCTTGTGAACAAGACTTAACGCTAGCTTGAAACAACTTAAAGAAAGGTATGACACCAGTATGAGTAGCATCCCCCCCACGTATAGGCTGACCAAGGGCACGGATAGAACCAGCACCAATACCAATTCCAGCTTTTTTGGAAACGTACTTAACAATGGAAGAAGATGTTGCATTGATTGACTCCAAGCTGTCGTCTGTCTCGATTAATACACAGCTCGAGAACTGTTTAATAGGCGTTCTCACACCAGACATTACTGGAGTTGGAAGAGAAACGTCAAAATTAGAAAATGCATTATACGCGTCTTTAACCCACTGCATTCGGTCTTCGCCGTAGCTGTGGAATAGGGTGGCAGCAATAAGCATGTAGGCGGTTTGTGGTGTTTCATAGATTTGTTTTGTTGCTCGGTTCTGCACAAGGTATTTGCCACGGAACTGTTCCATAGCAGCATAGGTTAAGAACTCATCACGGCTGTGATCGATAAACGATTGCATCTGATCGAACTCTTCGTGAGTGTACCAGTCTAGAAGTTCTTTAGTATAGAAGCCAAGACCAACAATACGCTTTACATGATTGTATAGATGATCAGGTGTATAGTTATCATACACTTGCTTTCGAAGATGATAGTTAATCAGACGACCTGCAACGTACTGATAGTTTGGGGTCTCCTCACTAATCAGGTCAGCTGCTGCCTTAATCAAGGTTTCTTGAATCACAAAGGATTCGATGTTGTTGTAGAACTGGACATGAGACTTCAATTCAATCTCTGATGGTGACACCCCTTTGATATCATCACAAGCCCACATTACTACTTTGTGGAATTTCTCAAGGTCAAGCACCTCCCGCGATCCACTTCGCTTGATTACGTAAATATCAGTCATATTTAATTCTTAGTTTGGTAGTCTTTAATAGCTGCCTTAATGGCATCCTCTGCTAACACACTGCAGTGTATCTTTACAGGCGGGAGTGATAGTTCTTCAGCAATTTGTCGATTACTGATTTTTCCTGCTTCGTCAAGGGACTTTCCTCGAACCCATTCTGTGAGTAGCGATGAAGAAGCAATAGCACTGCCGCATCCGAAAGTTTTGAATCGAGCGTCTTCAATAATTCCGTCATCCGATACTTTGATTTGCAACCGCATAACGTCTCCGCATGCAGGAGCGCCGACCATGCCTGTTCCGACACCTTCTTCGTCATCGGCGAACTTACCAACGTTTCTAGGATTCTCATAGTGATCTAATACCTTATCTGAGTACATTAGATTTTCTTCCACTGATTTAGTCTTACGGACAGTGCAAGACCTTGGAGGGTATTATTATCTATAATGTGTTGAACATTGTCCACACCACTTATTACCATTTCATTGATATCTTTTTGTAATATTGAACTTGGCCATATAACCATTTTGTATTGGTCGACAGCTTGCTCCATAGTTTGTACAAGTTGCTTGTTGCGAGGTTGATTGTCAAACACAAGCACTACCTTATCACGGTCTAGAACCTTCGATACAGCATTTAAGTCACTGCTCCCTACTGCTACACTGTTATCAAGGAACATGCTGTCTAACGGACCCTCAGTAACATATACAGTACGGTTACGATCGATCTTGTTAAGGTTATAGATCATGGGAGCATCATCATTAATCTTTACTGTAATGTATCTGAGATTACATTCGTTAATTGCTCTGCAGTTAACTGCGACTAGGTTATCTTCGAGATCATAAAAGGGAATAACAAGTCTGGGATCACTGCCAAGTACCCTGTCCTTATACTTAGCGCTTAAGTCTTCTAGCTTCTGACTGTCATCGACATAATAGAGACTTGGCCAAACCTTTTCTGGGATTTGTCTAGAGCGCAGGTAGTCCTCTGCTGGGGTACCCTTTACAGGTACAAACAGATCATCTAAGATAGACTTTGGTTTGAACTTAGGCTGGGTAAACTCAAACGGGGTAGGGGTATTATTAGATTGTTTACCTTCAGCAAACGACTCAAACACGTATTGCTTATGTAGACTAGGATCTACATTCTTCAGGAACGTATTGAGATTACCACTAAAAGAACAGTTGTGGCATTTGTAGAAGATACCTCCCTTCTTTGCAAAGAAGTATCCTCTCGCTTTCCATTTATTCTTTTGACTGTCACCACAGATAGGACATCTGAAGTTCGCGGTGTATGGTTGGTTACTTTTTACCACGTACCGATCTAGTCGGTTAGAGATAATACCAACATACTTCCTATCAATCCACTCACTCATTATATGTCCATTCATTAGCGGCTACACCGCAGATCATACAGACATACTAAGCAAATGTCAAC